CATTAGTGGTCTGTCCAAATTGTACTTCAGAGTAAGAATAAGAGGAACAGCAAACCAACGCTACCAACGCCAGCCATTGTCTTTTGATCATTCGTCCATCCTTCATCCTTTTCTACTCCTTCTTCAGGAATAGTATTTCCGTCTTCTGACAACCATGCTATACGAGCTTCTTCACCAATTAACCCATCATAAGGACATGGAGTACCAGCGTTCATCATTGCGTCAAAGATTCGTTTATCTTGGCACATGACGGATACCGCAGCTACCTTCATACCCATATCATAGAGTGTCTTAGCATTCTTCAAGCGTTCGCAATTTTTATCAGTTACCTGTGATCCCATTGAGATACCAAGTATCTGAGTCTGTACTGCTCCCGCAACTCCAAATGTACATAGGTCTGAGTTCGACGTATTAATAGTAGGTGAGATCGCACTAGCAGGCGGAGACTTAATAACATTCTCTATCTTCCCGTTAGTGGTCACAGTACTATTAGTAGTGGACTCTGTTCTAATTACATCATCGACAGGTTCAGGTGTGCTACCACCGTCTTCCCCTGTGTCTTCTTGAGCATAAGCAAAAGAACCAATTGTCAATGCACTCAAAACTAAAAATATTCTAAACATAGTTAATATACCCTAATAGAGGCATTCGCCTCAGTTGTCTTTATTTATACAAAAAACGATTCCAGCTGTCATTTTATTGACAGCTATTTCATCTTTCTATATATGTCATGCAATAAGCGTGCAAATCCTTGGTGGGTCTTAACGCCGGGGTGTCCTCTAGGCATTAAGTCTTTGTAGGTAAATGCGGAAAGACTGTACATATCTGTCCAGTGTCCCATTCCTAATTTTGAGGTGGGTTTCAAACATCTCAGATGATTTTCTATCTCATCTATGTAGTCTTTGTTTCCGGTTTCTATCACTGATTTTAGGTTCTCATACATCTGCTTGTGAAATACTCCCTGAATTAGTTTGATACCTCTAGCATCACATATGTTCTGTACAGCAAGCATTTTACCTAAATCATGCAGTATTGTTGTGTGATGAGTGTATACATCATTATAATATTTGTACAATGTTCCATGCATATCCTCTTGAAGATTTCCAACTCTCTCCGGAGAAAATTGAACCATACCATTAAACTTTAGAAGTTTATATGTTGGATCAATATCTCTATATTCAGGTTTCAACATTTCCATTCTTTGCCATGCAGTCCATATTATGACCATATGTGTAGGTTGTCTTTTCTTATCACGTTTTGCTAAGTAGGTCATAGTCTTTCGAAAGATCAAATCATTACCAGCGCCGGGCACGGCTAGATTAACATACTTTGGGAAATGCATTCTTTCTGCAAGTAAATGGGGAAAGGTCAAAGGTTGATGTGTTGCAGCCGGATGATCATATGCGCCGGGCAACTCATCCCCCCAAACAAAACTACATCCATTAGTCAGTAACATTTTCTAATCCTTGAAATATATCGTACAATTGATCTGCGTATGCTGAGTGTGTTCCTTCACATGGATGACCTTTCGGGTAGATAAAGAAATCATCATTCTCTCTTGCCATTGAGGTCATGTCTTGATAGTGACCTAAACCAACTCTGCATTCGGGTCTAAGGTATTCTAGATAGAATAGAACTTCATGATACCAGTGTGGATATCTATCTTTCTGCATCAAACATCTCTTAAGGTTTGACCATAAATCTGGGTGTATCATTCCTTGAATTAATTTGATACCTTTTGCGTCACACATGTCTTGTATAATACACATGTAGTTAAGATGATGTAGAATAGGAGTGAACATCGTATAGACATGATTGACCCAATCACACGCTATCCGAACAATACGTTTTTCTTCTTCAGGGTTCCAGTCTAATTTTTCATCGTCTGTGATATCCCAATGTCTTAGTCCGAAAGCAAGCGCTCTACTATAATGATCAGGTATAATCTGGTTCATGTTGGTCTCTTGCAACATGTACATTGATTTATCTTCGTTGGGATGAAAGTCTGTAACTACTTCTATGCGTCCCCATGATGACCATGTGAGAACTAAGTAGTCTACTTCTTTTGAGGATTGTTGAAAAAATGTGGTGGTGCGTCGAAATATCTTTTGATTAGACGAACCGTTGTGAGCTAGGTTGACGTAATCGACGCCTAGTTTTTCTGCAAGTTTGTGTGTGAATGTAAGGTGATGATGTTTGCCCTCAAGAATTTTTCCATTCTTATCCGCTCGTCGAGCGCCGGGCAACTCATCCCCGTATGTAAAGCTATCGCCGTTCGTTAGTAGTATTCCCATCTTCCGTATCATGCACATGTAAAGCAATCAACGCATAGTGCAAGACCTTCAACAAATCTTTACGATTGTATCCGCCTTTATGACCATAGCGTTGTGCGTATTTAAGGATGTTCCCTAAACAGAAACCCATCCCGTGTCCACCATCAATGATGAACTCAGTTGCTTGATATTTATTACGAGAATAATGTTCACCATATGTGTTGTCCACATAGGTTTTCAATTCATCAATCAAACGATCTTCACTATATTTGTATTCAATACTCATATCATTACCAATTGTAAAACTGGGTACGTTGATCTCGTACTCCGGATCAAGGGTGATCTGGTAATCAGCATCGGTTACAAAGAGAGTCTCTCCGGAAAGTTTCTCAGACTCCTGAGTTTGCTTTCGTTTCTCTTCTAGATGTCTCCGATTCATTTCATCCCACTCTTGTGGAGTGATGTCATCAATACTTCCAGTTGGTTTATTTTTCGTTGCCATCGTAGTATCTCACTCTTCCTTCTTCAAAAGATTCAAATCCGTATTCGAACGCATTCTTCAATGCGAACCAATCACGATATCTGGAGTTCTCCAAACAGAATGCCATTCTATCAATTACTTCTATCTGTGTCAAGCCTAAATTGTCAAGAATTTTCATTGTCTCTGGTTTTACTTCCTCAAAGAGACAAAGATAGTTTCTACCATACTTTCTCAATAGGAAGAAATCATCATGACCTAGTATTTGTTCTACTCGTTCTTGATATGGGTTGACATAAACCGATCCCATATGCATGTACTCACCGTTGGATTGTTTCTCTACTCCAAACGATAGTGGATAGAAGGCACCGTCTTTATGTCCTCTCACGAACATAGTATGCTTCTGTGGACTGTACACACACTCATAATAGTTATCCAGAATGAATCCAACTGACCCTTCGACGTAGTCACCTTTTATTGGTTTGATAAAAAGCGTTAGTGACTTGGATCGTGTTTCACCATAGAATAGACTACAATTGATTCCTTTCTCTTCTACTAGTTGGTGTAAGAAAGGTGTAGGTGTACTGAAAGGACATACGAATTGACAAGTCGAACCATCGAAATCTGATTTCTGCAATCCATTCAAACTTCTCTCTAGGGTCTCTTCATTCTTAAACCAGATAACTTTCTTCTCTGGTCTCTTGTATAGTTTCTGTAATGCCTTAACCATCTGTGGTTTCCACATGTTGAGTCGATCCCACCAGTTGACAAAGTAATGTTCTTTACAACCCATAAAGGCTGGAATAACTGCATTGATAAATGACATACAATGTACAGAATTAAATGTATGGATACCTAACCCACCATAGTAGTTAAACATCTTGAACTGTCTATGTGCCAAAGACCAACACTCTTGATGTGTATAGTACTGGAACTCTAGTCCATCTTCGTGTTCACCATCCGCATGTGTGATCCAAAATGGATCGTCGGGAAACACTTCGGGTTGTTCGATCTCCATAGGTTCAGTGTAGTTCTCAATATCCACAGAGTCTACTTGAATCATCTCATATGGAAGATGGTCATCATAGTAATCTCTCTGGAGACTCTCAAGCATTCGAACCGCAACACTGTCCCACAAACCAACTTCTGCTTTAATAGTAGTAGCAGGATAATCTATCTTCGCATCTCTGTTCCATGACAGACTGGATGCAAATACCTGTACACCTAACTCTGCAAGTGCAAAGAGAAGTGCTGTTGTTTGTACATTGTTTTTTACTAGACCAATACCTACGACATCACCCTTACGCAAACCATACTCATTAGTAAGGTATGCTTTCCAGTTGTCGATTAGTTTCCAATATCTCTGTTTGTTATAAGGTTCTGGATCACCCAACATCTCATGCATGATGTTTTGTAGATAAAGGTCATCTCTATTCTGGATTACGTATCTATCAATAATCACTTTCTATTTCCTCAATCAATTGATCTCTAAGGTATATCGCTTGTTCATCTTCCAGACTTCCCTTACCTTTATTTACAAATTTATATGCAAGGGTAATACGTTCTCCACCAGCATAAGCGGCATGCCAACATATGTTTTCTGGTTCGTCTTCAGGCCCAAAGTAGTAGTGTCTACACTGCCATCCTTCTACGTCTTGAATGGTGACCACCTCATCTTTTGCGATATCGTAGTATCTAAAATATCCATTACCATCTGACCAAGTAAACAATACTTGATATGCAGTTGCGTCATAGTTGGTGTGCCATCCCACGAAACCGCCGGGCGGATAATAAGATAAAAGAGCACTGGTGTGTGCTCCTAACTCTTTTGCAAATTCATACTTCACCATGTTCATATATGATTCCCAAATAGTTGGGTCTTCACGTACCATCTTTGCGATGGGTTGGGCAAAGTGTTTATCAGGTGCGCCTACGAGTTCACCCTTGAGAGATGTCTCTCTTAGGTACTCTTCACTCGTATACTTCTGACCTAGACTCTTATCCATCTCTGAACTATACACTTGGTATTTGGGATTATTGTATCCCTCAACCATAAACATTTCATCTTTGAAATGGTCGAGTGTTTTTAAGAGTCCTTGGTTTCTTATCGTGACTTCAGACAAGCTGTAGTCCTGAGACTGCTTCACGATATGCTTTCGCAAAGTCTGGGTTTGTTTCTGTCACATAGACATACTGTTGAAATGCACAATGTGTAGGATTCTCTGTACCTGTCATGCAGATACCACGAGCAAAACCAACACCTTGATCACCAGCAATCAACATACGAGGATCAGTGAGGTAGATAACTCCACTCTCTTCTTTCTCGTATTTACCGATATATTCACCACTCACAGTAACAACTGTTACTACATCATTTTTCTTCATCATTCACCTTCCTAAAAGACCATTGTCCTGTAATGTCATTCTTTTCCCAAACGATGTTATCGCCCACCTTTAAATCAAGTGCGTCCATAAGTTCATCTGAAAATTCAAGACACTGATACCCATCACTGTCCTCAATAACACTACATCTATAAATCATTCTAATGCCTCAACCACTTCAGGGAAGTGGATACCCACAAGTTCCCAACACTGTTCTGCAACACGGGTATGTTCTTTTTGAGTACCGTTACCCATACGTAGTTGACAATAGTGAACCCACGAACGTAGACTCCCTGCCATATACAATGTTGTTTCAGTATTACCTTCTGGTAAAACTGCACGTGCTTGTTCTTTTGCAATGCCATTATCTAGTGCCCAGTTATAGGCATGTTTGGATGCACGAATGACATCTGCTTGTTTTTGATTCCACTGTTCATAGAGACGTTCGTTATACGTCTTGTTACCACCCTTACCAAAGTCTTCGATATCATCCAACTCAATAGAGTTCTGTCGGTTCTTAGGGTCTTGTAGTCTACACTCTCTAAATTTAAAGTCCGTTGCTTCTGCATACCGTTGACTGAATTCTTGGAATGAGAACGAGCGGTGACGTAAGATTTGACGTGCAATGTCACGAGTCGTATTGATCTCTAGTGTCATGTGCACCATCTCTAACGGTGACCAATGGTCATTCTTAATAAGATACTTCAACAGTTTGGGTGCTGTCTTGTTGTTGTTTTGGTTATCGGGGTTGGATACTCGAGCTGCATATGCTACTAATTCGCTCGCAGTGAAACATCCGGTTTCTGCGTTTGGTTTACTAAGTGCTACCAGACGTACTGTGCTCATCTTCGTTTGCCTTCCTTATCTTAAGTTTACCTTCAAGTGTGAAATAATCATGTTCCATAAAGTACTCAATGGCATCTTGTATACCAAAGAGTTTACCAGATTTAAAACCATGATACTTACCTATGTAGTACGATGATATCATCACCGCCATTACATACATTGTGTGTTCCCATACATTGATCATATTTTGAATCCTCGAAATTTTTCCTGACCTATGCGTTCACCAGATGCGGAGTTATCAAACGCAGGCCCGTTATCCTCTTCTTCAGTTTCTATTTCTTGATCACAATCATACAGTCGCATCTTGGATCGATCTACACCCACAACAAAACGTTGATTGTATGTTGGATCGTTGTATCGATTCTTCAACTGTTTGACTAGAATCTTACCCTGTGCATTTAGTTCTTGGTTGGATATAAGTGCGAACATGAAGTCAGCGGTTGCGGGTAGTCCAAAAGATTCGGACGTATCTTCAAGCCCCACGTCATCATTAGAGTAACCAGAACGAGTCGTTTGTGTTGCAGACATGATCGGCACGTCGAATTCCACGGCAAGACCACGTAACTCTTCAGCAATAGATTTGATATACGTATACGAGTTAATAGCACCACCCATTCCTTTCATTCGGGAAGACGCACAGATGTTCAGATAGTCAATGTAGATAATATCTGGAACAAAGTTCTTCTTCAGTTTTAGTTCATTCAACAATGCACGAAAGTGTCCAGAGTTTGCCTGTCCTGTAGGATACTCTTTGACAATTAACTTACCTTGTGTTTTACGTGCAATCTCACCAACCCGATCACGGAACATATCCTTAGATAGATTCTCAAGTTGATCTATCGGGACGTTGAGTAGATTCGCATCGATACGTTCTGCAATTCGTTCTTCAGCCATTTCCATAGTGATGTAAAGGACATTCTTCCCTTGAGACAAGGCAGCTCCAGCACAATGACACATGAATAAACTTTTACCGACACCCGTACCAGCAAGTGCGATATTGAGGGTTTTATTAGGTAGACCACCTTTAGTGATGGAATTAAAGTAATCAAGATCGAACGGAAGTCTTTCTTCTTTCTCATGGTAGAAGTCGTATCGTGCATCAACATTCTCCAAATAGTCATGACCTATATTAGTGTCAAAGGTCACACCAAGTGCCTTAGTCAGTACATCCGGAATAGAACCTTTTGCAAGGGTCTTGTGTTTACCTTCAATAATATTTATTGATTCCATGACTGCATTGAAGACTGCACGATCTTGACACCAAGCCTCAGTACGATCAACCAACCAGTCAAGATTAGTTTCTTCTTTTACAAACAAGTTTGGTAATATCTCAATTGCATGACGATACTGTTCATCCGACAGACGGTCACCTTCATCGATCTCAATCTTGAATGCTTCTTGTGTAGGTAGTTTGTTATACTTGGCAACAAACTTAGTAAACTCTTTGAACAGAGTTGAGTAGACACCTTCAAAGTAATCAGGTGAAATGAAAGGAACCACCTTGCGGGTGAATTCCTCATTTGTAATTAAGTTCTTAAGTACGGTTTGTTCTAAATTAATCTCCGGCATCTTTCCTCTCTTGTGCGACTAACCACCCTTCTGCGTTTGCAGTTGCAAGAATATCCTCAAGGATATCCGCACAATGTTCTTGAAGGGCAACAGTCTCAGTTGTTACATCAGGATCAGGAGTGTATATTACCATAAAGTTGAACGTAAGGCAATCCCTACTTCCATCAAATGCAACATTACCATAACGAATCACAGTTTCGACAAACTCACCACGTAGGATACGTACATCCCACGCTTGGTCATTGGGTGAGTCTTCTACAGGAACTAATTTATAATCGACGCCTTCGGAGACTTTGTCTACATCAATTGTCGGCATTGTCAACAATCTCTTCCATCTCTACTTGAGTAGGTAATCCGATCTTGTATTGCTTCTCTAGGAAATCAGCGAAGTCGGTCAACTCAAATACAGGTGCCCAGAATTCTTCTTCTAGGGTCTGAGCCTGTCGAACTTTTGGATCGACCAGTTCTCCAGTTTCTTTATCCACACGGCAATACCAACCATTAGAAGGCTTAGCAACGTAACCACCAGCAAGAGCAGCGTCCAAAAGACCGCTAAAACGCTGTACGCCACCTTCCCAAGAAACTGAGATAGGTATCTTAGACTTTTCTTTAACATAACGTGATTTCTCCACGTTGATGACAAAGTGATAACCTTTTATCTCTGTACCAACTTTGTCTTGTTGTCTACCCAATATCCAAATGTTATCGGCACTATAGTAGATTCCTGTGCCACCCCCGACTACATCTTTCGGGAACAATCCGATCTCTTTATATGTATGGTTTACGGCAAGCATAGGAATGTTTTTCATTGCAAGGTATGGTGTTGCCATACGGAACAAACCTTTGAGTGCTTTTGCACGTGACATATCTGCAACAGACTTTTCGTTGATTGCATCTTCGAGTTCTTTCTTAGATGCAAGGTTACCGATAGAGTCAATCACTACGATGACATTGTCATCACGTCCCAACTCTTCTAACTGTGCAATCAGATCGAACTTGAGTTCTTCTACATTTGTGATAGGAGTATGCAGAACCCTAGAAGTGTCAATTCCAAACTGCTCGAAATAAGACTGGGGGGAACCAAACTCACTATCATAGAATAACATGACCGCATCTTCTTTCTCCCTTAGATATGCACCCGCCATCAATAATGCAAATGACGTTTTGAAATGTTTTGAAGGGCCTGCAAGAACTGTAAGTCCCGGCGTCACTCCACCATTTATTGATCCAGATAGTGCCACGTTAACCATCGGCACATCTGTGGACACCATGTCCTTTTCAGTGAAGAATTTACTCTCCGACAGAACTTCTGTCGTTTTGATCTTTGAGTTCTTCCTCAGTTTGTCCATCACGCTCATTGTCATCTCCAAATTTAATATTATTTACTTTCTCTCGTTCGTCTAGTTCATAGTTCTTACGGTAACGATTGTTAACCTCAAGAACTTTTTCAATCAAGTCAAACGAAACTTTCTCACCATTCTCAGTTTCAAATTCTGAGAACTTCAAAAACGCAGTCGTGTCTTTAGGTAGACATGCGCCACCAAATCCACGTTTGCGATCATACCCCGGCACACGAGTGTGTCCGATACCAACACGATCATCCATACCCATAACACGTGTAATAATGTTATAACTACATCCGAAAGCATTGACAAGATCAAACAGTTGATTAAAGAATGTCACCTTGGTTGCAAGGAAACTGTTGATACCATACTTAACGAATGAAGCTTCTTGTGCAGACATCAGCATGAATTCTTTTGATGAACACAAACTAAAGTAGTCGTAGATTTGAACTAACTCTCTAGTTGCTTCTGGTATACCACCAAGTACATGGAATGGTGCATTAACAAATTGTTCTTCTGCACTCTTCTCAGTGAGGAACTCAGGGTTATATACAAACCTCTTGAGACCATCATCGAACATAGAGTTATACAGACGATCAATAATGTCTGGTGTAATTGTTGATTTAACAACAACAAGTGCTTCGGTATGTTCAATAAGTTGAAGCACTGCATCTTCTACAATAGACGCATCAACAAATCCTGTCTCAGAATTCATTGGAGTCGGTGCACAGATAAAGACACACATTGGATTAAACTCCACCATGCTGTCAAGGTCTGCATCATACTTTGGATCGGTAATGTGCAGATCAATAAGAGGATGCGTGAATGCATACTCTACTGCCTTACCGACAAACCCATGTCCTACAATTCCTAACTTAAAAGGATTGGTTGGACTAATGGGTGGTGGCCCCTGCTTCTCACCATCGGGTTGAGGCGGGTTAAATTTATCAAAATCATCAGCCATTGGTTACATCTCCTAATTTCGGTATCCATTTCTTATACCAGTTATAAAATCTCTTCACCCCTTCATCAATAGAAACTTTAGGATCATATCCCAAGTCTTGTAACTTGTCAGTATTACTCCAAGTTTCTTGAGTGTCCGCTGGGTGTTTCGGACATAGATTCATGATTGCTTTCTTTCCGGTTTCCCGTTCGATTGCTTTAATGAAATCCATAAGTTCCACTTGCTCTCCCCGTCCGATATTAAATATCTCACCAGACTGGATAGCATTCCTATCAAAGTTCTCTAACGTGAGAACAATTCCATCGATGATGTCATCAATGAAAGTGAAGTCACGTTTCATATTCCCATAATTATACACATCTATTTGTTGCCCGTCAAGTATTTTTTTCGTAAATTGAAAAAGTGCCATATCAGGTCTACCCCAAGGCCCATACACAGTAAAGAATCTGAGTCCAACATTCTTTAGACCAGATATCTTAAACTGACATTCGTTCATGTACTTACTATAGGCATAGGCATTCAACTGGTGTGCCTGTACAAAATCTTCTTTCCATCCATTTTCAGTGATAGGTGTTCCACCATAGACTGAACTGGTAGATGCGTATATGATTTTTGGTTGTTCTTTCTTGGGAAGACTTTTAAAAAACTCAATTAGAGTTTGTGTTCCATCAATATTGTTTGAATGGTATTCTTGTTCTTTACCAAATGAATCACGTACACCAGCATGAGCGGCTAAGTGAATGACAAAATCAAAGTATGGATGATCGTCAACACCCTCTCCTTTATGATCTACAATACTATGCCACTTTTGAGTGTCTTGTATAGCTTCATGAGTATGTTTGTGCATAAAATGCCAGTCATCGTTACTTCGGATATCTTTAGTATCCCAGACGTTTAACTTCATCTCATGTTTACGTGCATTTTTAAGAGTGTGTCTGTATAGGTGGTTGTTGAGGTTATCCATTCCGATAACATCGTGACCCTCTTCTATTAGTCGCACAAATAAGTGCGAACCAATGAATCCGGACGCACCCGTAATTAAAATTCTTTTTTTCTCCATTATCCGTTCCTGTAGATATATTCTAATGCCCGATCTGCTTCTTTTAACATGGGTCTGCTTTCATACCAGTTACCTGTCTCCGCATCAAACTGTTTACACATATCTGCAATCTGATTTGCAGTGATAGGATATCCAGATTCAACTGCTCTGCCTGCCACTGCAATCATGATTTGATACATCTTGTGATACCAACCAGTATTTGATATCTGTATGTATTCAGATGCTAACGATCTAGGCCAGAACGGACAGTCCTGATACGATACCCAATTGTAATTAGTATTCTGTAACTGACTCTTTCTGTGTTCGATCACTGCCTTCTGCATTTCAGGGGGTAGTCTATCTAGGAAAGTATTACCTGTCTTTTCTACGTAAGGATGTTTTGAAATAAGTTCGGATACATTGAGTGCATCACCACCAGAATGAACAAAGAAAAACTGATTACTATTTGGATAACGAGCAGGGACATAATACATTCTTGCCAAGTCCTTAGTCTGCGGATCACCGATATCTCCCAACTCTGTGTTGAGAGCATACCAGAATTTTTTGATGCGTTCGTTTTCGATCTTCTCATCCGTACGAAATACGATACGGAACTTAAGATACTCATTGCTAGAACTAGCAGTAGAGTATACAACGAAATCATATTTGCCAAACTGTTTAATAAGTTCATCTTTCAACTCATCCAGATCAGCAGAATAATCGTGGTCATCGACATCCACACAGCACCAGCCTGCCCAATACTTAGTTGTTTTGTTCGAACGAGTGCTACCGTCCTCAAACACAGCAGGACTAATAAGAGGGCTACTATTACTTCCACCTTTCTCTCCTTTCTGTTTACTCAGTCCATGCAACAAATCCACAAAAGAATCCCATGTACTCATGCGGACTTTCTTGTGGGTCTTGTTATCAAACTGATTTTTGAATATAGTTAATTCATACATAGAGGGTATAATATCATACATCAAGTGTATGTGTCAAGGACTCTTTTTTCTTTTTCTTACTTTCAGAATAAGCACGTGCATTTTCTTGAGGAGTCATCCACTCAAGGTTCTCTACCGTGTTATTGGTTTTGTTATGATCTATATGATTTATGTGCATACAATCAATGATAATATCTTTTGCTCTCTGAGGCATGTTACTCCAGTCTTCCTTAGAGATACCAATGGTATGTGAGTATTCATCTAAAGGTAGAAATGCGTTTGCAACTAATCGATGTACTCTATGTTGTTTACCTTTGATAGTACACACAACATAACCCATGTCCATGCGTACTATCTTACCATCAACTAATTTGGTGTTCTTATGTATTCGTGCCTCTGAGTCTGGATTCAACTCTTTACTCCAAACAGATTCTTCACGGTGCACCAGTCTACCTGTCTTGTTGTTCAGTACCTTGCCTGTATCACTAACATAGAATGGTTCTTCAACCAACTTCCATTGTTCACTACTATCCAAAAAATTCATCAAGTGTCGCCTTAGGTTCCGCAGTCCATCCGACTGCGTCCAGTATTGGTTCGAGCGGATCAAGGAATGTCTTCTCGAACATCATGTCATAGTTTACGTAATCGTGCAGTCCCAACTCACGTGGTAGGTTTAGGGGATACGAGATCACGTTCTCAGAGATTCGATTCGGTAACTTCAGGTACACGAACTTGATCTTCTCACCGTTGTGGATCATGAGATATTTCTTTTCCAAGGCGTGCATCTTGACTGCTTCGTTGTACACGAGTGCACCACGCACATGGATCGGTGTTCCTTTCTTGTACACCATAGTGCGATCCTTCCACTTGGTGATCTCCGACACACCACGAGGGAATGATACATCTTCGGGTGGTAGGTTACTGAACTCCGTACGGAAGTCTCGAACAAACTGTTGGGTATCTGCCTCTGTACCTTCCACGATCACACGGAAGATTTCTTGGAATCTATCACGGACGATCTGAGGTGTCGATGACTTGACTGCTTCGATACCCATCATCTTGAGTTTAGGTTTTGCGTACTGGACACCTTCGTTGTTGTGCACGTTGAGGATGTAACGTTTCTTCGCCATCCAGATACCACGATCCGCAATCACCTCACGTCCCATCTCCATACGATTGGTATACGCACAAGTCATGTCCGCAAGTTTTTGGTACGCCTTGTCAAGTACAGGTTCGAAGTGTTCAGAACAAATCTTGTCCAGAAACTTTACAGGATTCTTGGGAGAAAAATGATTAACGAGATTCCCCATCCTAATATAAACAGAATCGGTGTCAATTGCAACAACGTAGTCCTCATCTGTGTTGAGAAGTTTTTGCATCTCATTGTTAACGGCCCTCTCCGCCCACTTGATTGCGAGTTGTCCCGCAAGAGTAATAGACTCTGCGACACGTTGGTCAAAGTATCGGAACCACCGATTACCCAACGCACCATAGAGTGAGTTCATTAGAATCTTGATCGCCATCTGTTGGTTGTTCAGTGCGGTGATCTTGTTGTCTAGTTCCTTGGTGTTACCAGACTGTTGTTCTTGTTGTAAACGTAACATCTCTTTCTTGATGATTTTACGTTCATCATAGTATTGTCGGATCACACTAGGGATCACGCCTTCCTTATCGTGCGAGAACTTAACACCAGTAGGTGCGACTGAGAAACCCGCATTGTCTACGTTTAAGTCCCCATCCAAGTACCTTTCCACAGAAACATCGTTGTAGAACCCGTCTAAGACGGTCTCAGGGGACATATTGTACTGTACAATGATGTTTGGGTATAGTGAGTTGAGGTCAAACGAACAAACCCAATCGTGTGATCCCACCTGTGGTTCCTTGACGTAACCGCCGGGATATGAGGTCTTGGGTTTCTCCACCTTTGGTGGTACTGCAATCTTCTTCTCGTTCAGGATACGATAGATGATAGTGTCCCAGATGTTTGTGGTTCCAAGGGTGTCGTTGTAGTTCACACCACCACGATATGCCATAGTCAACACGAGAGAGATCAGGTCAAGTTTCTCATCCAGTTTCTCTACGAGTTCCACGTCCTTGATGTTGTAGTCAATGAACTTCTGGAAGTCAGTCTTGTACAAGGTGTACAACGATCCATGTTCTTCGTAGGATAGTTTACCCTCACCTAGTACCACATGTGCAATGTGATCTAGACGATAGGACTCTTGTTGTCCTAAAGTGTTGTAGGTAAACTTACGAAAGATTTCTAGGTAGTCGAGTTGTTCGACGCCTTCGAGTTTGTACTCTTGTTGTTTGATACCGTTGATGGTTGGGTTACCCTCACGCACCAGTCCCCAAGGTGAGAGTTTCTTGACCATATCTGCACCAATCGTTTTACCGATACGGTTGACCAGATAAGGGATATCGAAGAACCGTGTGTTCCATCCGGTGACAATGTCTGGTGTGTTGCGTGACCAGTGATCGACAAACTTCATGAGAAGTTGTGCTTCTGACTCGCACTTCTCATAGATCACATCCTCGCCTGCATTGTAATCATACAGACCCCACACATGATAGGGCGAGTTGGGTTGTTTCAGGGTGATCGAAATTACAGGATGGTTTGCCTTCTGTGGTTCAGGGAATCCTTCGTCGGATGCCACTTCGATGTCGATGGTACATACATCGACCCAGTCACGTCTAAACTGGATTGGTGTAGGAAACATCTCCGCAATGAACTGAGACACGAAGTTGTTCATGCCATAGATTTTGAAGTTGGGGATGTCCTCGTATCGTTTCTGGAATTCAGTTGCTTCCTTCATGGAGTCGAACTTCATAGGTTCGACATTGACACCGTCGATGCCAGTCCAACCAGATTTCTTCTTGTCGGATTGCACATACAGTGTCGGTTTGTACGGTACTTTGGTTTGGATTTTTTTACCGTTCTCCGCATATCCACGGAACAGGAGATTGTTCCCGTACCGGACAACGGATGTGTAAAACATGGGTTTGCTCATAGATGCCTCAGTCAATTGTCATACATAATACACTATTTGACATCGTCTGTCAAGGAATAATTTTCATATAGGGGTGTCGAGTCCAAGGTTCCTCAATGTGTCGGTCAATGTATCCGTGGTGATCTTGAGTCACGCACAGACTTTTAGATACTACTTGCGTAGTTGGGTTGGGTACTGAATCGATTTTATTCGGGTCTCCGGTATTATAGGCCTTGAAGATATTTCTCCCAAAATAAAGGGTATCACAACCATTCCAAGGATGAATAACGATATTGTCTTTTCCATTATAGTCTCGTTTACTTAAGTAGTGTTCCACGTAGTTTTTAAAAAGTCTTTCCATGACTCCATAAGGCCCACCGTTGATCCAGAACTGTTGTTCTTGTAACAACTTATACATCCATCGAGCACACATGGTGGTCATAGTATAACAACCCATAAACAAACCTATGTTTGCATACTCCGGTTGCTTGTTTTCGATATAAGCTAACAGACTACGAAACTCTCGTTCATGTTCAGGATACAAATACGTATCATGTTCCATGATCAGAAACCGTTCTTCAGACTGACCTTGACGTTTCATAAGTTCCCAGTGAGAACACATGCCCGCTTTTTCAGTGGGAGAATGATCATCCGGTTTTTTGGCATGATCCATGATTGCCTCTGAGGGTAACCAATTGTAAAGAGAAATCTTGTTCTCAAACTCAGAGTGTTCTGGTGTGAAGGCCTCAAACGTATTAAAAGTTAGAGTACCATCTTGTATTAGGTTTTTGAAAGACTCTCTAGAAATATATGCATATTCCTCAGATCGTTCATCACCCTTCATTACAATTTGCCAAACTTTCACATCATCTCCATAGTTGGGGGGACTTTCACCCCCCTGTTTTTACATTAGGGGTTGGAAAGCCGTGACCATGATTGCGACTACCCACAAACACATCACCGCCTCACCGACCCTTTCTACTAGGTCAGTTTTCATAATTACCTCGCTGTTGATAGATTAACTGATATCGATTTTGCGAGGTCTCTTCTCTTCGGGAAGTTCAAACTTCAATGTAATTGCAAGTATCCCATCCTTTAGTGAAGCACCGTCAACATGGACGTACTCCGACAGTCTAAAAACTCTCTTGAACTTTTTCTGCGAAATCCCTTTGTGAATGTATTCAGATGGGGAATCTTCATTCTTCACTTTCTCACCACTAACGGTAAGAGTTCTTTCATCTTGTTCGATATCCAGATCGTCCAAAGTAAATCCAGCAACCGCTACTTCGATAAGATAATTATCTTCACTTACCTTCACAATATTATGTGGCGGATAAGTGTCTGTAGCATGTTTGGCAACCCAATCAAGTTCTTGAAACAGGTGGTCAAACCCTACAAACGAATTGCGTGGAAAGAGTGTATTAGCTTTAAGATTAGTCATATGTTTTCTCCTTTTTTAAAGCAAGATTAATGTAGACCGGAACCTTCCGCATCTACTGATACTATATATAATAAATAGTACTGCAAAGTATAACATATTTAAGGATTATTTGGCAATGGCTACTTATAAATTTGACAGCGCATCTTTACCCGATAGTGGTGACGTATTAACATGGAACAATACAGCAAATAGAATGGAATGGCAATCTGCCGTTCTTGTTACTGTTCCGTTTATGTTTAATGACTCTGATCAAGAAACAATTACATACACTCCCCCAAAGGGATCATACGTTGCTGGTGATCATCACGCAGATGTTTCTATGACTGTCTCTGGTGGTGGATTGTCCGGAACCTTATCTTTGAATCAAGGTGTGGTCGTTGGGCCTACAGACGGAACTCAGATTTCTATGGTGGGTGAAGCACACATCATTACACTTACTGATTCAGATAGTACACACAATATACCAACAAGTCCGACAGACTCAGTCAATGATTCGGATACTGACACAGATACAGTCAGACTCAGAGTTCTTGATAAGGTAGTTGTTCCTTCTATTGCTTTGGTAACAAGACCAGTCTAGAAATAGATCGACGGATCAGGATCACCTTCAACACCAAAACTAAATGTCACACGTGAAATACGTGGATAGATTTGATGATGGGTTCCTCTTGGAATCCAGACATAGTCGCCCGGCTTAAAATCAAACTCTTCGTTGTTGTTGAACCCTTCCACCTTCAAACCGATAGTACTAATAACTTGTACTAAGAACACATCCATACTATCTTTATGCCAAGGGTAACTGTCAGACTCTTGACCAAATCCGGTGAAAGCGATATTGGTAATGTGTCTGTTATGACCGTGTAACGCAAAGACATCTTCCATCTCTTCTACAATCTGTCTTGCAAATTCAGGAGCGGATGGTCTACTGTGAAACGCATTCAATCCGATCCGCATCTTCTTTGAGTTGCAATCTACACTTTCAGACGGGTGTGAATCCAACATATCCATATGTTGATTCCAATCATAACTAAAATCCCCTTCGGGAAGAGAGCCAAAAAAGAATTGCTTATTCGCAATATCTTCTTCGTGCCCCTCAAATATGTTGAAGTGCATTACTTGTTTCCGATATTGTACTTAGGACACAACTCCCATTGATCCTTGTCTTTAAATCCTATGATTTTAATTTGACGCATTGGTGCACAATCTTCAGCAACCTCTTTGTTCTGAATCTCTACTAGACCCCAGTCCTGAAGTAGAGTTGCGATTGTGTTACGTCTTTGCACATCTGATACTTCTAGGTTAGACTTCTTACCATCTAACATAAAGAGTTCTTTGAAGTGCACGATAAAGTATCTACCCTGTTTATGTAGGATATGACACGATTGAAATAACTTGTTTTCTTTACGAGAGGCAACTCCGATACGAGTCAAGGTTTCTCTCACTTTCAAAAAGTCATCTGGTTCTGATAGAGTGACTTCCAACATCTTTGTTGGATTCCATTCAACGATATTATTTTCTTCCACCTTTATTCACCTTATTCTTTATAAATTCAATTTGGTCGGAAGATAAGAGAGATACTGCTTGACGTGCCTTTTCATTGCTATAGCCATAGTACTCTTTTATCAACTCAACATTGCTTTCCAAGTCTGCCTTTGCCCACTTGGAGAAACGTTTCCGTTTCCTAATGATATTTATAAAAAATTCATATTGTAGGCGGTTGTCAATATGGTGGTGTACATTCATCGCATTCGCAAGATGTACGGTGTCCGGAAAGTATGATAAGGATCGATTGATCACGAAGGGAACATATGCGTTCTCTTCTTCCGTATCAACCATTACATTCTTTTTACTGAGGTTGATTGTATTTAAAAAGTCAAATGGACTAAGCTTCTTCTGTCCAGCCATAGTTGTAATCCTCACGGTAAATACGCATTATACCATGTAATTGGTTTTCAGTCAATGCGGATTTAGGGCCATAATGTACAGGTGCAGTTTCATTCTTGTGGATCATAGATAAATCTACTCCAGCTCTTGCACCAAGGAAAGCAAGAACATTACCGAATTTACTCATCGGAAATATTCTATTATATTGGGCACGATTGCCCATGAAATCTACTTGTCGGAAAAAGTGAGAGTTATATATCTCACCACTCCATACACCATCAATAACGTCATCAAGACTATCTGGTAGTTCACAAACGTCTGAAGTTTTCTTGGGGTCTTCTCCAGTGTGATTACCAGATTTGATATACTCACACGCAGATAAGAATCTTTCTACAGGATCACGAACAACTGCGACTCTATAAGCACCTTTACGGAAAGGTAGAATATCACGATCACCAAACTTACCGATCTCTTCCATTCTATCTCTTTTAGTCCCAACCTGAAGTAAATCAAATTTATCTCCTTCACGTCCTAGTACTCTCATGAGAGCAACTTTCAAACTAGTCATTCCATTCTTAGGACATAGTCTTATGTCAATTGCGTTCGGGAAATATAAAATATTATCTGTGAATGTGGTAACACCCCATGCACGATGTCTTACGACTTTGCGTAATTCTTGTTGGTAGAGTTCTTGTTCTGTTAATTCTGTCATTTTATCTGTACCGTTGGTATATGGCATTTATTAAGGAAATCTATTCCTTCTGTTCCTTTAGTATATTTATCAGAATAGAACACTTCAACTATACCTGATTGGTAAATTAATTTAGCACAATCTATACAAGGTGCCATAGTAACATATAAAGACGATCCATGACTTGATTCAGGAGAGGCCGCTACTTTTGCAATAGCATTGGTCTCTGCATGTAACACTTCATGTTTAGTAACGTTGTCTTCTTCGCAAATGTTACTCCAACCTGAAGGCATTCCATTGTACCCAATAGAAATGATTCTATTGTTTTTTACAATGACACATCCAACTTTGGCACGTTCTGCCCAAGATAATTTTGCGTATACATGGGCCGCTTCCATGTGGGCGTGATCCCACTTAGTCAAGGATTCCATCTTTCTTTACTCCGTAACTGATAGATGTATACCATACTCTTTCGTGTGCGTAGTAAAGAGCGAACTTAATAATCATATCTGCAATGAATACAAATCCTATTGCTTTAGCAGGCATACCAAATGCCCATGCAATAGCAGCTGTAGTGCAAGATGCGATCACTCTCCATGTAACTGCTTTCAATAAATGTCGTTTCTTACTAATCAAGGTCTAACGCTTCTCTTATTTTTGGTGGAAAGTATGTATCTGGTTTTAGTATCTTGCCTGATACAGGGTCTTTGATAATCTTTCCGTCTTCTAGTTTACTCATGTTGGAATCAAATACTGCATTCCAAACCCTGTAGAAGTCGATACCCAAAGTGCTACACAGTCCCATGATGACCCACACCATGTCTGCAACACCGTCTGCTACTCCTACAATATCTTTCTCTTCGAATGCTTCCTTGGTTTCTAAGAACTCTTCTTCAACCAAGTCCATGTACAACCTTGTCTGATCTTCATCAAACATGGTGTCCGCATCTTTGAGAACTTCATACCGCAAAGGTTGTCCTGCTACGGACATGAAGACATCTACGTCTTCTTGCGGTTTAAATCCTTTTTCATCCTTCATCACGAATCCCTATTTTCTCTAAACTGAGTTTGTCCTTCAGGGACATCAAGTATGCTGATCCTGAAAGAATTGCAATTGCACCGGCCTCTGCGAGTAGTTGTAACTCTTCCATCTCTTTACTATGTAGTATAATTAAACGACATAGTGCCGTAATGGCAATGATGATTGGTAGTGTTACCGGAATACGTGCGGTACTATAGAACGCACCAACCATTCCTAAAACCTCTGCAAAGATAAACAACATAAAGAGATCAGCCAACTCTACACTACGTAGTAGGAACATCTCGTATACGTATTCTGCGGATGCGATTACAGTCAGACATCCAATAATACCCAGTAAAACTTTTTCTGACAACAAGGTTGTCCAGTGTAACTTTCTATCTAATTTAGTGTTCATCCTTCATTCTCCAAATCCCAAACACAACGGGCATTCTCCCGTGGTTTAGATTGTGTGAACCTTAAGTTCACTTCTTTCTTAGAATCCCGCAAGGCGGTGATTAACTTTTGAATGCTTCTTTTCATCTTCTCGTACATGATATACCATATCCCATAAAGTTGCATCTTCCGACATACCATAATAATCTATGGCAATTTTCGGAGCGGGTACGTTTTCAATCTCTCCCGCAGATATCATAGTCAGATATTCTGTATAAGACCTTACTGCTTCTTCCTCAAAGTATGCGATCATCTTGTGTGCAGTGTTAGGTGCAAAGACGTACATAATAAAGTAGAAGTTCCAAAAGATGCCTTGTGCAAGTAACACTAATAATCTTTCAAATAGATTAGGTTTTGCAATCTCAATAAAGAACATCAAGTGCATCCTTTCGTTCTCTGCTTCTTCGAGCAGTTCTCGTATGACAGGGCCGTATCCTGTTTTCATTTGACGTAGACTCTTTAGATGAATCCACATACCTGCCACCATGCCGGGGACTCCCGCTATTGTTTCCAAAACAACAGCACGATGTCCGTATCTTTTTGCAAAGAATGTATCGGCAATGAACCTAAAAAACTTAGTCATTCCCTGTGCAATTTTGTCCCTCATTTGATCTCCACGTTTGCCATGACTTCAGTCATACAGGCAACTAAGTTAAGTTCGTGATCTGCCACGAATGCATTCTTGTATTGATAATCAGCGAGGATCAATACGAGTTGAGGAATCGATTGTGGTTGTACATGTTCATTCATGACATCATAGATTCCACGGAATACTGTTGCGGGTTCTACGTCCATATTGTTGACAACCCAAGAACGCATCTTCTTGAAGTCCTTGTCCTTGAGTGCCTTGAACAATAGATTGTAATTACCATCTGCGTCATTCAGGATTACTGAAGTCTCTAGTTGTCCAGAGATACTGTGACGTTGCAACTCATTGAGTACACGTCTCCAGTCTGGTGCATGACGCATGATAACCTGTGCAAGTGTATCTTTGTTGTAGTTCACCCCCTCGTCAACAAGGATACTACTTGCACGATCCATAAACTGTGCACAAAGTTGTGCTTGAATCTTCTTGGTAAAGTTGAACTCGTAATTAGAACAACGTGAGTGTAGGGGTTCGATCACTTTGTTCTTGAAGTTACAAGTTAGAATGAATCGACAGTTCTTACTGAACTCTTCAATAAAACCACGCAGTGCGGGTTGTGTCGATTGTGGATTAAGGTAGTCCGCCTCATCAAGGATGACTACTTTGTAGCCTCCTGAGAGAGAGATTGATGAGGCGAACTGTTTTATCTTACCACGTAGCGTGTCGATGTTCCCCTCTTCAGACCCATTAATGACAATGTAATCCAATCCAAGTTGGTCACAGATTGCTCGAGCGACAGTTGTTTTACCAGTACCAGCAGTACCAGAAAATAACATGTTAGGTATTTCGCCACCGTCTACAATCTTCTGAAAGGTATCCTTCAGATTGCTGGGTAAGATAGTAGAAAAAACGTCACGAGGACGATACTTTTCCACCCATAGGAATTCATCACGCATAATATACTCTCCGTCAATTTGTTCATAATATACACCATTAGTATGGAGTTTGGCAAGCAAAAGATGACTGGGGATGCGAACACCCCCAACACAATCTACTTAAGTTCGATCTTTTCAATGATCTCTGCTTTACGCATACGTGACGATACTAAAATGTCACGTTCTTGTGCGAGTGCAATCAACTCTTTCTTAGTCATGCCCATGAGTTCGACATCAGCGACTTGTACGCCGAGCGCCTCTTCGACTTCCTTGACTTTGCCTGAGGCAGTGTCAGGAACAGACTTTTCCAGAGATGAGATCACTGTGTATCCTAAAAAGACAACAACAGCGGCACCAATTAAAAGCAGTACAACGTCTATCTCACTCATTTCATTCTCCATTCATTAATGAACGATCATCTATAAAATATATGACGATCAATTTTGGTGACCACTTCGAAATGAGGCGCCCACCACGGTTTGACATATTCCGCATGATAGTACAAACTACCATCCGTTATGTCTACTGTATCTAGGTACAAAATATCTGTTACTAGATTCAGAATCTCTTCGTAAGTTTCCAAGTCAACTGGTATATCACTCTTACCGTCACACCACCATGAGAAGTGGCATTGATGTCTGACTGGTAGAATGTTACCTTTCCAATTCTTGTAGGTAGGCCCTTGTTGGACTACTCCACAGATTGTATTCGGAAACCTCTCGTTATTTAATCTGTTTATGACTACTTGCGCTACCGCAACTTGTCCTGCTTTTGATTCGCCTCGTGATTCGAAGTACGAGTTTAACGCAAGACATTCGATCTCACGTTCACTATAAAAAACCTCTTCCGGTTCCGGAATAGGTAAGTCTTCCCCTGATTGTGCCTCAAGAAGAGGCGGAATAACTTCCTGTATAACTTCCGGTTCCGGAAGAGGTAAAACCTCGACCTCAGGCGTTCTTGTAGTAAATGCGTAGATAACATACGCAATTACAATTAATGATCCGTATGCGATTAAGTTTCTAGCCATAACTTAGTAGCTCCTAGATGTTCGTTAACTTGTTCCCACGTTAACCATCCTATAACATCATCGCCAGCGTCACTGAATATTTTCTGAGTCAACCACTCTCCGTCTTTGTCCCAGACTGCAATTTCCCAAAGACCTTGTTTACTACCGTAACTACCATCGTGTTTTATGGCAGAGAAAGTGGTTTCTTTATTTAGGATTTGTGTTTTTGCAACACCGTTAAGGTGTTCTCTCGTATTCCACATTATGCGGCCTCCGGAGCATACACCTCAAACCATGCACCAAGGTCTTTGTATTGGATAATCTGACCGTTGATCATCTCAAAGGATGATTCATACTTGTCACGTTCACCGTTGTTCAAAACAAAAGTCTCGTACTTCTTTGCGATCTCTTTTCGCATGTAACCATACTCTTGGTTGTTAACAGTACGGTTTGCACGAAACTCACCATTGTCATCAATGGAGATGTAGCAAGGTGATTCCCACTCTTGCACGTGGTCTGACTCCACGAAATCGACATCGTCGATTAGTTCGGAACCAATGATGTACTCCTCAAAGTACTCTGACTTCGACTCAATCGAAGATTCTAGAGCTTTCCAGAAATCACGATCCTGAGCGGCACGAAGGGATACCTTCGTAATGTAGGTGTCACCACCCTTGAACTTCCAGTACTGAGGGCATTCGCCCTTACCGTCCCAATCATGGGCACCGTAGTTCTCACGGTGTTGAGTTTGGAATACAATATACATTACACTTTCCCCTTATAACCAAGTTGCTTCATCGCCTGAACCGGACTAGATTCTTTCTCCAGTTTGACGTACTCTTCAACAGAAACGTTCTTCACTAGGAAGTTGACCCACGCCTTCCAAGGCTTGTATGGCCCATACTTGAACCTTGCGATAAACTCAGGTTTTGGTTTACCAATCCAAGATGGGTGACAGTTAGGTCTTGCAACTTCCATGTTGACAGACTCTTCGTGTCTGCCTCTATACATGAGGTACATACCGTCCCAAACGAACTCTTCTTTAACAAATGCAGTCATAATTTACCTCTCTCATCAATTTATGTACCCATTATGACATAAACTTGGTATGAAGGCAAGCGTTTTTTGAAAAAAAATTTAATTATTTTTTGGTAATATTTAACTTCTTTTCGAGATTTGCAACTGTCTTTTCCTTGGTTTTCAACCAAGATTCTTCGGTTCTCTTCCCTTTTGGGAAGAACTTGGACGCAAGAAGGCGCTCATATGCACCCTTCTGTCTTTCTACAAGACCTTTCTTCATGTCAGTTCCTCTAGTTTAACAACTGTGGTTTTGATAACATCTTCCCACTCACCATTATCTAACTTAACAACCCAACGGTCATTGGTAGGGTTGTTCAGGTTTTTGGGTAAGGTTCCTTCTACTACAAGTGTAACTTCTGGTTTCTTCCAGTGCTTGTATGTGATCCTAACCTTACGCACCGTCATAGTTCAAATCGTGATTGGGGTTACCTACGTGATCTTCGTGAGCATCAACGTCTAGTGCATGTCCTTGGGTTCGACGTACAATGTCGTTAGCGTCAAACTCTGCCCAATACAATTCGAAAGCGACACCATCTTCAACACCAACGAATTGATGCCACTTGCCGGGAGCTACCTTATAGTACTCTCCTGCTTTCAAGATGGTTTGATCACAGATAGTCGGACGTGCATCATTAGGTCTTTCACCATCTGACCACGTACGAACCATAAGTTTACCAGACTCAACATAGAATCCGTTCCACTTAGTTCTGTGATAATGTTCACTGCAACAGTGATTTGATTTAAACTCAATTCGATGAAACTCGAACGAAGGGGTATGTTCTATGAGTTCTGTATTACCCCAAACCTTTCCTGATTTCATTTGTTCTCCAAATTGGAGCGGAGTGATGGATTCGCACCACCATCGCAGTACTGGGAGTACCGTGTTTTACTTTTAAACTAACTCCGCATGATTGTTGGCGCACCTGATAGGACTCGAACCTATAACCTACAGCTTAGAAGGCTGTTGCTCTATCCAGTTGAGCTACAGGCGCTCTGAACTACTCAGAGTCGCCGGCAGCTTCGGATTGAATACCTTCTACCAACTGAACAACGTTCATTGCTTGGTCACGTAATTGACCAATGGTAGAGAGTTCCTCTCCTTTAAATCCGCCACGCTGTACCACAGTGTCAATAACTGCGATAGTCGAACGGGATACCCTATTTGCCAACTCAACGAGTTGTTCCAAATCGGGATTTGGTTGTGGTGCTTCTGCTTGTTTTGCCATAATACTATTCTCCAAACGTAGATGATTTTTCTAAAGCAATAAAATATTCAATATCAGATTGAACAGACTTGAACTGAGAGATTAACTTCTTAGAGATGTTCACCTCAAAGTCCTCGTTGACAATCTTCAAATTGTTCACATTCAAAACAAAGTTGAAATCAACTCCGTCTGTATACGAACCGTCAACATCGATTGTAAACGCATTTGACGTTGCATCCTTAGTATCTAGAACAGAGATTTGAATCGATCCGTTGTTCGGACGAATAGAAATCTCATTGTGTCCAAGAGCTGCAGCTGCACGCTTGATACGTCCCAATGTCCCATTATCTAGGGAAAAGTTAACTTCAAATTCAGGAAGGTTGATATCCTTCGAGGGAGAAGTCAACATGTCAGGGTCAGAGTAAAAGTACTTGACCTTTGAACGTCCAGTAGAATCACCCACGACCACATAGTCTTTCTCAAACGAGAGTACAGGTTTATCAACCAGACCCAAGACATTCAAGAATTCATTTAGATCGTAGATACCAAATCCAACTGGAAAGTCTTCTGTTACAGTAGTACGTGAGAACACGTTACGTGCAACCGAAACGGTACGAAGATTGTTCCCTTCTGTGAAAACAATGTTCGGGTTAATACTTGCAAAGTTCTTAAGAACTCCCAAGGTACGATCAGATAATTCCATAATATTCACCTTTGATTAATATGTGCGTATCTTAACATAACGTGTATACCCATGTCAAGCCGCATTTTTAATTTTACTAAAGTTTTTGTCTTTGACGAATTCGATCCTTCTTTCGAAGGCGGCATCTTCAAGTTCTGCTTTATGCGAGATGACAAATACATTAGTTTCCTCACCCAACGTATGAATGATCTTCATAAGATTATCCACACCCTCATCGTCCAGAGACGAATCAAATGTTTCATCAAGGATCAGTAGATTGGTTGCTACTGAGTTCTTCATCTTAGCGATCTGTCTCCAAGTAAATAATAGGGATAGATCGATACGTTGTTTCTCACCTTCACTGAAAGAGTCATACGAGAAGTTGTCACGGAAACGTGAACGGATAGTCTCGTTGAAACTTTCATCCAAATCAAAATGGACAAAGAAGTCTAGGATTTGTAAGTACTGGTTTGTCAGTTGATTGATCACAGGTAGATATTGTCTAATGATCTTAGACTTGATACCCGCATCCTTTAGTAGTTCTGCACTGACTTGATTGTATGAGTAGTTCTCATGCAACTTATACTTTGTGTCTTGTTTTAATTCTAAGTCTTTACTGAAGTCTTCCAGTTGATCATTTGCTTCTGCAAGGTCACTGTTGTTTTCTGCTAGACTATCTATCTCTGTTTGTATTCTTTGGACATTACGGTTCAGTCTAGTAATAGTCTGGTTATTATTGTTGACTTCATTTTGTAGATTACGAACCTCTTCTAGTTCCTTATTAAGTTCAGTCAACTGTGTTTCAAACTCTGACATCTTATCATTAGACTCTGTCATTACCTTAGATAGTTCAGACGCACGAGTCTTGCTTTCTTTGATCTTAGACTGTCGTAGATCATCATCAATGTCTTGATCACATGTAGGACAAATAGCATTATCCTCAAAGAACTTAGATTGTTTTACTACAGATCGAATCTCAGTTTTAAACGAAGACTGGTAGTCTAATAACTTCTCACGTGATGTCTGTACCTTCTGCAATTTAGAAGTTACTGACTCAGAACGATTGATTGCATCTTGCATATTCTTATCGTTGAAGTCTTGTAGTTCTGTGATCTCTTTATGGATCACTTTTATCTCAGTCTCTTTCTCTTTGCGATGGGTGGCGTTCAATGCAGACAGATCACGCAGATACTTTTTGTGACCATTGATCTTGGTCTTTACCACTTCAATATCGTGTTCATTACTCTTGATATCTTCTTTCAATACAGACATCTTTTCTTTCAACAAGGCATTCATCTTACTGAACATATTGATGTCAAGTAAGTCTTCGATCACCTCACGTCTGTTGTTTGTTGACAACTGCATGAAAGGTATAAAAGAACTAGAACCCAACACAACAATCTGGTGGAAGGACTTGTGGTTCAACTTTAGAATATTGCGCTCAAGTATTTGTTGATACTCTTTTGCATGTGAGTTTTGGTTAATCATATTGTCGTTCGCCCATATCTCAAACTTGTTAGGTTTGATTCCACGTACGATTTTATAATCAACACCGTTGACATTAAATAGGACTTCTACCAAAGTCCCTTTCTCATTTACTGTATTGATCAACTGCGCCTTGGATATCTTACGGTGAGGTTTACCAAACAACCCAAATGACAATGCATCTAGAATTGTAGACTTACCCGCACCATTATGTCCGACTACCAAAGTAGTAGGCGTTTTCTTAAAATCAATTTCAGTAAAGTTGTTTCCGGTAGATAGAAAGTTCTTCCACCGTATCTTTTCAAATCTAATCATTCGCTTGGTCTTCTGTTAGTCCACACCAATTACAAGGTGCCCCAGATTCTACATCTATAGGTTGATCATCTACTATACAGTAATGAGACCAGAATGTCAAGCTTTCTTTTTTCTTGAATATCTTGTCCCATGCATCATAAAACTTTTCACGATCTTTAATGGGTCTGGGTTTACTACCCTTGCCACCATGCCACTGCGTCATACAATCTCCATTTGTTGTGCCTCAGTCATCAACGCAGATATCTCCTGTTTGATCCTGTTCTTATCAAGATCAGTGTTGACGTTATCGATGTAATCGTATACTAAGGTCTCAGTATCTTCTACGCCTAGTTCATCGGTTACATTCTCACCAATAAACTCTTTAAAGTCTTCCATGACTTTGAGTTCATGTATCTTCTGTTGTTGTACACGATCCAGAAATCTTTCGAACTCATATGTATCACCCTTGTTGACTACAATCACCTTGACAAACTTGTTATCAAGATATCTCATATCTTTGAACTTGAAGTTGCCCATCTTCTCGTGATCATAATAAATCTTTTCGTAGATAGTAACGGGGTTGTGTACAGGTTTCAGTTCTCTTGTTTCAGTATCAAGTATATGGAAATACTTTTTATCATTACAATCATTCCAGAAGAACTCCATCTGTGCACCAAGATAATGAATGTTGTTTTGACTAGACTTCGCATGGAAGTGTCCGGTCAGAACCATCTCAAAGTTTTCAAAGTGTTTAGGTGACATACCATCATGACATGGCATACCTCTCTGCATATCAAACCCTTGTAACTCTAGGTGTGCACCAACGATAGGCGCTTTACATTTAGATAAGAACTTCAGGGTCTCCTTCTCGTTTTCATCATTTATCCAAGGGATCAATGCAACGTTTAAACCATCGTAGTTAACAACGGATGGTTCCATAATCAGGTTCACTTCATTCATATAGTGACCCTGAAGTTCTTTGAGAGAATTCAGTTCGTTTGTATTCTTGAAGTACGTGTCATGGTTGCCGGGGATGATATCCATCGTGATACCATACTCACGTAACTTCTCAAGAAATATCTTACGGTTGTGACTCAACGCCTTGAAGTTGATTGTCTTACGGTTGTCGTAGTAATCACCAAGGTGTAAGATTTGTTTGATATCATTTTCTATCAGGTACGGGAAAAACACGTCCCTATAGAAACGTTCTTGATAGTCCATAAAAATGTCGGACGAATTACGGATACCGCAATGGGTATCATTCAATATTGCTATCTTCATAAATTACCTAAATTTAAGATAATGCGAGTAGTATATCACATCGTTTGCTTTCTTGTCAAGCGAAACTTAAATTACCTGCTACTGTGATTCTATGCATCTCTGGGTTTGAGTAAAACGGATATACTGCATGTTTCAATTTCGCATCAAACATAAACATCGTATCCTCAAACGTTTGGTCTACGGGTAACATACTATTTACAATCCCCCCGTATGGGTTTGTATATTGAAACGAAAAGTGTCCCGCACACGATCCGCCGTTTACATCTGGATACCTAGACATCTCATGTTCTATAAGATAAGGTATCTCGTGGAATATAACAAAACTTAAATCTCCACCATGTGAGTGCGGGGGATTAAACTCCCCCACCGCCTGATAATTGACCCATAGGTCATTCAGTTTTGTGGGTTTGGCCTTATATGCCCATGCTGTTGCAACAACAAAGTCCTTAACACTTTCTCGACATTCTCTTAACACATACTCTTGTTTGATATTACCGGAAAGTTTATGGTTGTAACGTTCTTCGGGTATATCAAAGAATACTTCGGATCGAATATCTTCAGTTACTTGTTGTGGTACTGAGCAGTGCCAAAAATTACACTCACTTAGAACTTTTTTCATCTACTAGGAAATCCGTCAAGTCAGAGTCAACCTTTACGGTACGTCTCTTTCTTTTCTTCTGTTCATTTACGTACTCTTTAAAGTCTGCGTCAGCGCCTTTGACCTGATCGATCCTTTGACGAAGTACGTCAACAAATGGAACTACATTTGAGAAGTCTGCTTCATCATCTGGATGTCCATCCAAGAATGCTTCAACGCCTGCTTCAGCAATGTACTTCAGTTTGATGTCCTGTTGTTTCTTTTCTTTCTGGATTCTACGCAGAAAGGCATACCATGATATTTGTGTAAAGTATGCAAAAGCGTTAGGTGTTCCTGTACGTGTCGCTGTCTTGATATCATAGTTCTCAATCGCCTTGAGACAATTCTCGACTGCGTCCATAACCATCTCTTCACGATAGGTATAACGTACAAAGTTTGCCTTGTGGGACAATCCCTCTGCGATCTTCAGAAAACATTCTGCCACGTAATTAGGTACAACGGGTTTTGGTTTCCCCTTGTCTTTACATTCAAGTACGTGTTCGCAATATTCAACAACAGCTTCAGAAAACTGCCTGTTGTTTACGTAATGGGGTTTCTCTTTTGGTTTCACTTTTTACTCCTAAAATTTCACCTATTATATAACATCTAGGGTACTCATGTCAAGATCATAATGCGCTTCTGCTACCCTTTTTCGCAGATCGCTCGTCGAAAAACGATGATCTCTTTTATTATAATAAATCTCAATACCACGAGAGGCACATGTCGCCCTTCCCGTGAATGTCTTGTCCTTGTACTCCGACCCTATAATACGTAGATCGATGTTGACCATCTTCAGAATATCTTCAAGGTCTTCTTCGGTTTGATAGGGGATGATCTCATCGACATACTTGATGCCGTGAAGTTGTGTGTAACGTTCTACCAAAGTTTGAACAGGTGGATTCTTTTCAGGACGATCCACAGAAGGATCGACTTGTAACCCACAAATCAAATAATCACACTGTTCTTTTGCTTCACGTAGCATGGACACATGTCCAGCGTGTAAGAGATCAAATGTGCTTGCCGTAAATCCGACTAAATTTCCGCTTGCCATAATGCAAAATCCATGTTATAATAAGAGCTCCTCTGCCGAGGGTTGAATATACCTTTTAGTGAACGATAGGTTTAAATGGAATAACATTATCCATAGCACTATCAAGGAAGTCTAATTCATCGGGAATCGCAACTTCCTCACCATTCGAATACATTTCATCCAAACCACGTCTCCACTCTAAAATCAAATCTTCGGGCGGGTTCGCATAAGAAACCACGTGATCCGCACGAATGACCTGAATAGAATCGGGGCGATCTTGGTATACCATAAAATTCTTAAACGTATAGAACTTCATGCCGTTGTGATTTCTCTGAACCAATTTAAGAGAGTTTCTGATAATAACTTCAAACTCACCGTCTTCGATCACTTCAGCGAGTATTTCGTCACCTGTGCTTAGTCTAATTTGTTTAATCATTTCTTGTCCTATTTGAGGTCTAATGGGTAGACCTTATATTTAAATCCTTCTCTACTATATATCTTTATTCTTTCAGCGGAATGTTTCAGTGTGAAGTTCCTATAACCTCTACAATGTAAATCGTCTGATATATCAAAAAGGTTAGTAGTAGACCCATCGTCACTTTTTCGTAACCCTCTACCGATAGACTGAAGTACCTTAACCTGTGATTTACTTGGAGAAGCAAATATAATATTATGCAAATTCCGTATGTTAATGCCAGTAGAAAAAGTTCCCAATGATGCAACAATGATTGCATTTTTCTGTCCTTCTACGATACCACGTATCTGTTCTCTGTCTGAGGCATCGACCTCACCGGACACATAAAATACTTTTCGATCTTTCTCAGATTCTTTTTGTATTAAATCATAAAGGACTTTACCATGCTTCTCTACAAACTGAAACAAGACCAGAGTGTTCCCCTTCTGATCTAAAGTCAAGTTCTTTATGAACCTGTTGCGTTTTTCATTGGTTACTATATATTCTAGTTCTTCCTGATAGGTGCTCCCCTTCAGTCTGACACATTCATCATTATGATATCGCAGTAACATCACCTTGATGTCTAGGTCTGCGAGTTGTTTCTTTTCCTGAAGTTTTACTGTACGGGTAACCGTGAAAACCGGCCCGAACAAACCTTCAAGGACAAGTTTATTCGTCTCTGTACCGTCAAGCGTACCTGTCGTTCCTATACGATAGTTCGCATTGACACACTTGTCCATAAGAGTATTTAGTGACTTTGCTTTGAATAAATGCACCTCATCACCAAATACACATTTAACATCTTCAAACCATTCTCGACTAAACTTGTATATAGACTGCCATGTAGAGATGATTACACGTTTACCTGTATTCTTATCTTTACCAGAATAGATCATGTGACAATGTTTTTCTACATCAAAACCGTAGTCTTTAAAGTCTTTATACATCTGTTCTACTAGTGAGGTTGTTGGTACGACAACAAGAATCTTTCCATCCTCGTTCTTTTCGATCCAACGCATAACATTGTATATAATAAATGACTTACCGGAACCTGTCGGTGATAAAAGGATTGCACGTTTGTTTTCGATACTATGAGATATCGCATCATACTGATAATCATGCGGTTCGAAAGGTGCTTTAAGATTTGCAAGAAACTTTACCAAGTCCGGCGGCGATACTTTGTTCTTTGCATTAGGTGTGCCCCACTCATATTCATCTATGATCTGTAGGGGGTAAAAACGGTCTGCACAAAACTTACGTAACTGTTCGTACAAACCAACATGGATTTGTTTGGTGACTTGGTTGTACAGTTTGATCTTACCATCCCACTGTCTTCTCTTGAATGCGGGCATAAACCTGTAGCCCGGCACAAAGAACGAGAAGTACTCACGTAGTTCTTGTTCCTGAGATGCGTTTGATTCAACTGCCATGTAAGAGTGGTTTAACATCCCCACTCTGATCTTGTTATCCACCGGCTTCCAATCTTCTCCAATCAATAATATTTTTGATAGTGGAATGTCTCCACCTCAATGTCTGAATGATTTCTTCAAGAGTATCTATAGTAGTTTTAAGATACGTAATTTTTTCTTCGGACTTCTGTATGTCCGTATCGGCATCTGCCATTTTTTCTTTCAGTGCCTTGGTAGGAATGTTTCCTTGGAATGGATCGTACTGCCAGTTCTTATCGTTAATCTCTTCCTGAGACATCTTACCTTCGTAGTACATGAACTTATCCTTGAACAGGACTCTCTGCGAATGTTCTGCCTTCTTTAATCGCAACTTAGTTAGGGTCAAGTATTCAAGATACTTGGCGTGTAACTTTGCGGTTGCAATAGAAGTATCGTCCAGTTTATGTCTGTCGATCTCTGCATCGGTTTTCCATTCTTTCAAAATTGACTCTAGGTCTAACATACTATTCCTCACTTATAACACTTAAACAATCATTCCAATATTCTTCGTCGAATCCTAACATCCAACTCCAAGTCATTCTCCAACATTCAGTAGCGGCACAATGATACACTAATTGATCATCATGGTATCCACCGAAATATCCTGCTTTGAGAGTCCATCCTGCCTTATCACGTATTGTGACATTCTCTTTACGGACTCTGTCATAATATCTAAACCAACCATCACCAGTCTCACTCCACGTAAAGACTAGATTATATGATGGCGCATTAGCATTATTATGCCATTCAATAAATCCGCCGGGCGGATATGCTATTGTCAATGCAGAACAGGAGAGTCCTAACAACTCTTTCATCTGATTGTCGAAAGACAATAACTCACTCTTATATCCTTGATCGTCATCTACAGGATGTTTCAAAAGATATCCATGACCTAACTCAGCATGACCTTCATGAGATGTTCCCATACTCATTACTTTGTCACGGTATTTATCTGAGATATAAGTCATTATATCTTCTGGGTTACCTGTACTACGGCACTTCTCAGATATTTGATATTTCTCAGTGTAAGTATATCTTATTTTATCAAGTATGTCAAGAACATTCTTGTTCCTGATTTCAATGTTAATCATATTAAACTATTTCATATCTCTCGAATCTAAAACTAGAGGTGAATACTAGGTAGGTTTGGTTTTGACTTGCGTTCATTTCTATTGATCCAACGTTTGTTGGTATGCAACCAAGGTATTTGATACGCTTGTTTTTGTTGTTATGACTAGTAAGGATGTTAACCGTGATATCTGCTTCCGTTGCAATCTTGCCTTCTTTCAGTGATTCCGCACCAGATACATGACCATCGTTTACCATTCTTTCTAACCATGATTGGATTTCTAGATAAGACTTCATGTCTTCATCTAAGATAAAATCTATCTGAACTTCACCATAAGTAATCTTATCACCCGCAAATGGTAGTGACGTAATCCTTCTGCCGGGCAGTTCAACTGGGTTGACAGAGGCGCCGGGATGTGTTATACTTTGTGCAAAGTATTGTAAATTCGGATAGTTTTTCCTGTCAATAGAGACAGAGAATCCGGTTGGTTGTAAATAATTCTTGTTTTCAGTAAGAGTTGCCATCGTGTTCTCCTATATCACTCTTCTATTTATACGCTTGACAAACCCTATTTGAATGTTATATAATACTTGTTAAATGAGAGGACTACATGATTTTATCTAAACAAGACGCATATTACGCCGCTGGCGTATTCGATGAGTTCTTTGCGAACTTTAATCGAATCGATGATTACATGCGTAAAATTAAACTAGAACGTATGGAGAGTTTTCCATACAGTTTGCCGGGCATGGGCCCTGAGAACGATCTGTTCGACAAGTTCGACGTGCATCCACACGA